ATACTGATACAGAACCATCGTTTAATCTTATCGGAGGACAAATTCAACCAGGTGGAACTAGACCGCCAGCAACTTTTGTAGGCACCGCAGATAAAGCAATAACATATGTACCTACAAAAATGACAATCACAATCAACTGTGTTCCTGTTATTAGCAGAAACGCAATTAGTAACAACTTTAGTCTGAAAGACTATGCATCAGGCAAACTGTTGCGTGGATCTCAGAGTAACGGCCCGGGGATTTGGTAATGCCACAGAATAATATATATCCAAAAACTAGTCCTTATAATAAAACAGGTGTCATCAAAAACAAGTTTTTAGATGTTATGGAACCGTATACTGCGATTCCTAAAGATGCATCGGATGCATCTTTTACTATCACACCACAATATGAATTTAGACCTGATATGTTAGCACAAGATTTGTACAATGACTCTCGTTTATGGTGGGTATTTGCATCTCGTAACCCTAATGCATTAGGACCTGATCCTTACTTTAATTTTAAATCAGGACTACAAATATTTGTTCCTAGAATGGACACCCTTAAACGTGTGCTAGGTATCTAATGGCTACAATTAGCAGATACACTGAAGTTAATATTGAAACATCACCTGGAGTAATTACTAACTTTAAATTACGTTCAGAGTATTATGGATATGATAGAGAGTGGCAAGGACAGAATGACATCATAATATCTGCCGCGTCAGTTAATGGTAAACTGAGTGGTAGTGCTAAACCCATAGATCGACAAATTACAGCGGCAGAGAGTTTTTCAGAACCGGCCGCTTCTGAAATTTCAGCAATTTTAAGACAACAAAAAACAGAAATTTTAGCCGAAGTATCCGCATTGCCGGCTGATGATCCTCAACGTGCCCCAGTAGTTGTCGAAGAGGCTGAAGTAGAGGCAGACTCTGTTGATGATGCTTCAACTGGAGAAAATGCACAGACTGATGATCAACAAGTATCAGGAGGAAGCAACCCTGCAGGTAGTGACCCTAATGCCGCTCAACAAGCAAAACTAGATGAGACACAAGGTACAGAACAAACAACAAGTCCTAATATTGATGGTGGTGGCAATGCACAAAGTAATCCAAACACATCATCAGCAGATGCACCGGGCAGACGATTAAAGAATCCATTAGGATCATTATCATCTTACACATATCAGATAAGTTTGTATATGATTACGCCAGATGCTTATGATGCATTTCAAGCATCAGGTAGAAGACAAATCTCTGCATTAGAAGATGAAATAGGACAGGGCAGTGGTGGAGCCTATCTTATAGCACAATCAGGTGGTGTTAATAATAATACGTCACAAAGAGCACCTGGGTTTGAGTGGGATTATTACATTGATAATTTAAAACTTAAACAAGCAATATCAGGTAAAAGTACAAATTCATCTACTAATATGTATGAAGTATCATTTGATATTTTAGAACCATATGGCTTTTCGTTTAATACAAAGTTAAGACAAGCAAGTGATGCACTACAGCAATATTCAAATGATGCAGGTTATTCAGGTACTGGTAAAATAGATAATCCAACAAGACAATTTTTTGTGTTAGGTGTAAAATTTAACGGCTATGATAATGACGGTAACTTAGCCAACGGAGCATTAGAGTTTGAAAACTCAGGGCCAATAGATCCCAATGCATCAGGTAATTCTTTATTTCAAGTTTATTATGATATAAACATTACTAGTATTAAATTTACGATTGATGGCGGCGCCACACGATATGCATGTACAGGAGTTGCAGTAGCACCCGGCAAGGCTTTCGGTACAAAAAGAGGTAGAACTTTTTCTACGACAACAGTAATTGGAGCAACGTTTGATGAAGCCTTGCAAGGCGGTAAAGACGATATAGGCGGTAAAGGACTATTCACTCAAATTAACACATTTGAACAATGGAAAGTTGATAACAAAATACAGGAGTTCGCCAACATTCATAGGGTAGAATACATTGGAGAAGATGTAGAAGCAATCAAAGATGCAAGACTTATCTTACCAACTGACACTGATAAAAGTAAATGGACTTCTGGAGACATAGAAAACACACAAGAATCAAATGACGCAACAGCCGCAAAAGCAGTACCAGACGATTCAAAACGCAAAATTAATTTTAATGCAGACACTACATATATAGAAATTTTCGATGAAATTCTTAAAGGTAGTTCATATATGTATGATGCATTAAAAATAGTTTACATGAGTCAAGCATCACCTAGCAAACAAGACAAAGAACAGCCTAGTTTAGATCCTAACAGTGCTAAAAAGATTGCTTGGTATAAAGTAACTCCGGTATTGTCTGCTCCTAAATGGGATTCTATAATCTCTGATTGGGCATATACGATGACATATAGAATAGAAACATATAAAACACCTGTCATCACATCTATTGGTACAAACGCCGGAGAAGAATATTATGGCCCTCACAAAAGATATGAATACTGGTGGACTGGAGAAAACAGAGAAGTTTTATCATACGAACAAAAATTAGATAACTTATTTTACAATGAAGTATTAGGAAGTTCAAATGAATTAAATGAAGATGGAGTGGGCACTGGTGGTTCTACTCAGGTACCTGTTGCTCCAAATCAAAATGCATCCGGAGCTCCTAGAATGAATGCAATAGGTGGAGGAAGAGCATCTCAGAATCAATATGTTACAAGTTTGTATTCACCAGACTCATATGCACAAGCCAAAATTAGAATATTAGGAGATCCTGACTTTTTAGTACAAGATTACAGAGGTGGTCCTGATGCTGTTTATAATAGATTCTATGGAGAAGACGGGTACAGAATTTCTGCCAATGGTGGACAAGTGTTTATTGAAGTTGACTTTAAAGAAGCCGTTGATTATAATGATGAAACAGGAGTCATGGATATCAACGACTCTATATTATTTTATAAATACCCTGCTTGGGCTGAAGAAAAAATCAAAGGTGTTAGTTATCAAGTCATCACTGCTGTTAGTACATTTGAATCAGGAAGTTTTCAACAAGAACTTACTGCTGTTATAAATACTTTTGCTGATTCTGATGCAGAAGCACCCGGAGAAAATCAAAGAGAAGAAAGTGAATCTACAAATCCAAACAGAGCCGGGCAAGAAGGAACAATGTCGTCAGGAAACATGACTACAGAAGATCAAACAGCAAATCAAAATTTAAGTGAAGTAACAGACTCTGGTGGGCAAAGTGCTACTGAAGCAGGTAATCCACCAACAACCGAGTCTGGCAACAATGACGATGCAGGTGGATAATGGGTATTGATGTTTTTAAGCCTATAGGCGGACTAAAGAAAAATAAACCTGGAGCAGGCACCCAGTCTGTTATCCAAGTTCCTATTATTTGTACAGTAATGAATACAGTCGATCCTGAACGTCAGGGGCAGATCGCAGTATACCCTTCAGAAAACTTAGATAAAAATTCAAACGATGTTAAAAATTGGTTATGGGTAAATAAACTTTCTACATTCTTTGGACAAACAGAAGGCATTTCTGCTGATGACGATTATGGTCAGTACGCCGGCAATCCTAGTTCATATGGACAGTGGAACTCTCCACCGGATAAAGGTACATTAGTTATTTGTATATTTGTTAATGGTGATCCTAACTATGGATATTATATAGGAGCCGCCCCGTCTCCAGAAACGTTGTCAATGGTACCTGCAATAGGATCATCTGAAAATGTAACTCTTAATGAAGGTGAAGCACAATCATACGGTGGAGCACCTCGACTTCCTACAACAAATCTTAATGTTAACAATAAAGATATCGCAGATAGTCCTACATATCTTGAGGATGCAAAACCAGTACATAGTTATACTGCATCTATCATGCAACAACAGGGTATTTTAAGAGACAAATATAGAGGACCTATTAGTACAAGTGCAACAAGAGAAGCATCAAGTAGAGTAGGTTGGGGTGTCAGTAGTCCGGGACGTCCTGTATATGAAGGTGGATTTACAGATGAGGATCTTCCAAGCAATTTAAGTGATGAAGATTTAGCAAAATACAGAGTAGTAACAAGAAGAGGTGGACACTCTATTGTATTAGATGACGGAGACATCATCGGTAGAGACCAATTGATCAGATTACGTACTGCGTTAGGACATCAGATATTAATGAGTGATGACGGGCAAATGTTATCTATCCTACATTCAAATGGTCAATCATATATTGAATTAGGTAAAGAAGGAACAGTTGATATTTTTAGCACAAACTCTATTAACTTGCGTACTCAAGGTGATCTTAATTTACATGCAGACGAAACACTTAATTTAAGTGCAAAAAATGTAAACATAAACTCATCCGAAGACACTTACTTGAATGCAGACAAACAATTTAAACAAAGAGTAGGGGAAGATTATAACTTATTTGCCCTACAAAATATTAAAATGAAAGCCGATTCTGCATATGCAGTAAATGCTGTAGGTCAAATAGGATTAAAATCTGATGCAGAAATATTTAATGAAGCCGCAAAAATACATTTAAATGACGGAGCATCAAGTTTAAGTCCTGAAGTAGTAGAACCAATAGATGTTATTATGCACCCAGATACATTGTTTGATAGCACAGTAGGTTGGGCCGCCGCTCTTGCTAAACTTCCAAGTATTACTTCACGTGCTCCTGCACACATGCCGTGGATGAATGCTAATCAAGGTGCAGACGTAGAAGTAGATCCAAGTGCAGAAGGACAGTTGCCCGCAGAACCTACTGCTAAATTAGGTAATTTAAATGAGAACATTAGTGATTTAGCAACGTATCCTATAGGTCAAGGTGTAACACCAACGAGCGGCGCAGGCATTGATGAAATAGGAGCGATAAGTGACTCATTAGATAAAAACGTCACTTCGACTGTGTTGGCAGGTATCCAAGATATTACCTCAGACTTAAAAACCGCAGGCTCTTTCGCACAAGCCGGAGTTGCTGGATCAGGCAGTACAGAATCTCTCATTCTAGGAGCATTTGGACAAACACCATCTCAAATGGCAGCAGGTGGAATCTTAAAGCCCGGGGCAGATATACTTGTTAATACGTTAGCATCTGCACCAGGATCAGGAGCCTTATTAAAGGCCGAATTTCGAGGCATAGTGCCTAAAGGAATTTTACCTCCTCAAGCATTTACAGGCTCAAGTGGAGTTAATAGTGTCGAACAATATCTAGGTTCAACTTCCGCACAAGCCCAAGGTGTCGTAACAACATTGCAAAAAGGACAAAAAGCACTTCAAACTGTAGGGGCAATTACAGGTAAAGAAGCACCAGGTGGATTAGGAACGGTTGTAGCAGGTACATTAACAGCATCATCTAATGCAGGTGATATAGGAAAGAATGTTAAAGAAGTTACAGGTATTATTAACAAGTCTACAAGTTCTGGATTAACAGGGGGAACTCCTGATAACGATATGCAGGGTGTTCTAAATCAAATGGCATCTGGAGCAGGAGCAGTTGTAGCATCACAACTTTCAGGAGCAGTAGGAGGAATTACTAAAGCATTAAATACACTTGGAACTGAACTACCAGACATAGGGGTAGGAATAGATTTAAATATCGGCGCATCAGCATCTTCATTTAAATCTATCACATCATCCTTCGGTCAATTAGAAGCAGGTGTACCACAAGATTTAGCGGCATTAGCAGGCGCCGGCGCAGCCGCAGTTGCTGGTGTAAGTGCAGGTATGAAAGGTATCGACTTAGCAAACCCTGATACTATATCAGATCAGTTAGCATCTACTGTAGGTGCAGGAGATATTTCTGGAATAGTTAGTGGAGCCACAAGTAGTGTTACAGGAGCAGTTCAGGATATAGTAAACAATACAACTACACAAGTAGCATCTGATGCTATTGCAGGAGCAGTATCTGGTGTTGAAGCACTCGGAGGAAGTGTATCTAAACTAACAGAACAAGGTAAATTACAAAATGCCGCAACTCAAGTTCAAAGAGGGGCAACAGCATCAATATCGGCAACAGTAGCATCTGGGGTAAGTAATATTCCAGGTGGACAACAGATTGCATCAAGTGTAGTTAATAATGCACCTAATGTAGTGAATCCGATCGCAGACGGAATAGACACAGTTACCGGGGCATTACAAAATATTGGCACAGATGCATTTGATGGAGTAGATGTTGGAGATGCAGTTGCAAAAGGAGAATCTGTATTAGGAGATGCTATTGGAAGTCTTGGGGGCCTACTAAACAGTGTTAAAGATGAAGCCGGCGCATTGTTTAATGATGCATTAAGTCCAGGAGCAACAGCCGCATTAGAATCAGCACTTTCATCACTAACTGCAGGTGGCGGGTCAACTATTAAGTTGCCTACAGTAGCAATAAACACTTATGATAGATCAACTATTACTGATCTCATCGATGGAGTTATGGGTCCAGATATTATTCCAAGACCAAACTTATTAGGTCAAATACCAACAAGTGCAGTTACTGCGGTGAATGCATTAAAATCTTTAAGAAAAGAAATGTCTAGTGACATTAAAGCACTTAATAGGGCACAAGAAGATGTGGCTGATAAACAACGTGCATTATTTGAAGCACGATCACTATTCCCCGCAGGCTCAGAAGAAATTACGAGGGCAGAACGAGCATATGAACAAGCGGCAACATCGCCTTCATATCTTGCATTAATTCAGAAAGTGGCAAGTGCTAAAGAAACATTTGGAGATGCTATTCCTAATCCGACTCCGATACCAGCTCCGACTAATCCGTTTAGCAATATTGAAGCGGCAGTTCTCGCGGCATCTGAACGACCTTCCAATTGGGCAGGAGCCAGCAATACTTTATTACCAACTGATGAGGAAGTTGCTGAATATTATAATCCACAATCAATTTATTTTCTCAATAACCAGTATCTACCTACATATACTGACAATACGTATGCGGCTATTTTTGCTACGACTTCAAAAACATATGTGAAGAATAAAAGAACAGTATATCTGGATGAACCCTACAATACTGATTATACACCTATTATTAGCGGATTCCCGGCGCCCGAAAACACAGTCGAAAGTGTAACAGGTGAAGATATCGGAGATGGCCCATTAACAGTTACTGATGGACAAGGTGGTGTTGGTCAAGATGTTTACACAGATTATGGAATACTTACTATTAATAACAACTTAGGAGTCGGTGGCGGAGGCGGTGGATTGAAATGGATTTACGACGGCGCCACTTGGAAGTTAAAATAACAGGGTATAAATAGTATTATGGCAACTTACGTAGGATTTTCAACAATAAACGCAGACAAAAGGCGAACGGTGAATAATCCTCCGGCTATAGATGGTCAAGCCAATGGTATAACTAAACCTATTATTTTTGGTAAGAAGTTTAAATTGACAGATGAAAAGTTAGTTATACAAGATTTAGTTAACGCACTCAATATCAGACGGGGAGAAAAAGTAGGTCAACCTAATTACGGCACAAAATTATGGGACTTTATTTTTGAACCAAACACCTCTGACGTACAATCTGCAATACAGAATGAAGTTAGACGAGTTGCAGGTTTAGATCCTCGTATTCATATCAACACAATACGAGTATTTCCTAAAGAAAACGGTATTTTAATTGAAGTACAACTATCAATCAATCCATATAATAATGCTGGAGATTTAGCATTATTCTTCGACTCGCAGACAAACACAGCCGCAATAGCATAAAAAAAGTCGGTTTTTCCATAAAGATAAATATAATAAACAGGGAATTACTATGGCTACAAGTTCAAGGCAATCAGGACTCTTTGGAGTAAATGATTGGAAAGCAATTTACGAAACCTTTCGTGAGGCAGACTTCCGATCATACGATTACGAGACACTAAGAAAAAGTTTTATCGATTATCTTAGACTCTATTATCCTGAGACCTACAATGACTATATCGAAAGTTCAGAGTTCATTGCTCTACTTGATGTCATGGATTTTATGGGTCAAGGTCTTGCTTTCAGAAATGATTTAAACACACGTGAAAATTTCATTGACACGGCCGAACGTAGAGACTCAGTAGTCAAACTTGCAGATTTAGTTAGTTATACACCTAAAAGAAATTCATGTGCATCTGGCTACATGAAAGTAACTACAGTAAGAACATCAGAAAACATCACAGACGCAAACGGTGTTAATTTAAGTAACGTACCAGTCAGTTGGAATGATCCATCTAATCGTAATTGGTTAGATCAAATGAATACAATATTCAATGCGGTGTTAGTCGATTCACAAAAGATCGGTAGACCAGGAAATAGTGCAGAAATTTTAGGAGTTACTACAAGTGAATATGGAATACAGATTCCTACTAACACATTACCAATTGTACCTTTTACTACTCAAGTAGACGGAACATCAATGAACTTTGAATTGGTCAGTTCAACATCACTCGACCAAGACTACATTTACGAAATCCCACCTGCACCGACAGGACAACTTAACATGTTATATAGAAATGATAAGTTAGGTTTTGGTAGTCCTAATACAGGATTTATGTTCTTCTTTAAACAAGGATCATTACAGCCATATAATTTTAATTTCCAACAACAAATTTCTAACCAAACTATTAACATTGATGTCGAAGGAATCAATGAAACTGACACTTGGTTGTATCAGACACAAGCCGATAATACATTAGGTCTTTGGAAGCAAGTAGAAAATGTTTATGCAGATGCATACTTACAAACAGAGTCAAGTGACAAGAAAATCTTTTCTGTAGGATCACGTGCAAACGATCAAGTTACATATGTCTTTGGTGACGGAGTGTTTTCAGAAATGCCCGTAGGCAATTTTAGAGCATATGTAAGATCAAGTAATGCATTGACATATACTATTGATCCTTCTGAGATGAATGGAGTGTCAGTTGCAATTACATATGTAAGCAGAACAGGAAGAAACGAAACATTAACTATGTCATTGTCATTACCTATGACAGTAACAAACGCACAAGGTAGAGAATCATTAAGTGCGATTAAGCAAAGAGCACCGACAAGATATTATACCCAAAATAGAATGGTGAACGGAGAAGATTATACAAACTTCCCATACACATTGTATAATTCTATTATAAAATCAAAAGCAATTAATAGAAGTTCAATTGGTGTATCTAAAAATTTAGATTTATTAGATCCAACAGGTAAATATTCTAGCACGAACTCATTTGGAGATGACGGAGCCTTATACCAAGAATCGGCTGACGGGTTTTTGTCTTTGACAGTAGATAATACATCAGATATTATTCAGTTTTTTACAGATGATTTAGCATCAGTACTTGCATTAAATCGTGCTAATCAATATTATATTCAAAATTATACTCGTTATGCTTATCCCGGCACAAGTGGAGGAACTACTTTATATTGGAAAACAAGTTCAGTAGATTCATCTAGTGAAACAGGATATTTTTATTCTTTAACTGGAACAATAGAGCAACCACAACCGTTAGGTACTTTTACAACTACTAATGCAAAATATATTACAACAGGAGCATTATTAAAATTTGTTGCTCCAACTGGATTTTATTTTGATGCAACTAATCGTTTAGTTGCAGGTGTACCAACTGGTGGAGAGAAAACTTATATTTGGTCAACAGTATTAAATGTTGTTGGCGATGGTAATAATAATGGTGAGGGGACATTTGCAAACGGTCAAGGCCCTGTCACATTAAACGATTATGTGCCTGATGGTGTAACTATAACTGAGATTATCCCTGTTTTCGATAACTCACTATCAAGCACAGTTATACAAGAAGCAATTCTTAAAATTGAATTGCAACAAGACTTTACTTTAATTTTTAACAATTCACTGTTAATCAACCAAGAACGTTGGTCAATCGGCGCGGCATCAAATGCAAATTACTTTGTTAAATTTACTAGTTTAGGAAACAATCGTTATACAGTAACTTATAGATCATTAACATATTACTTTGGTAGTGTTGCTGATACTCGTTTTACATATAACAAAGATGAATTAGTATATGATCCGTTTACAGGTAAAATCATACAAGACTTTATTAATGTATTAGGAATCAATACTGTATTCAATACTACAACTGCATTAGGTGCAGATACTAAAGTTAATATCTTAGGACAAACAGTTGAGTCAGACGGTTATGTAAATGACTTTCAAGTAGAAGTCGCCGCTACTGATGTTAACAACGGTCAATTAATATTAGATCCAGATTTCTTTAATGATATTACAGGTTACGTAAACAACGGCACAAATACTGGAGTGTATGTATTCTTTAGAACTATTACTGATCCTGTTAACTTAACAAGACAATTAATTGTGCCTAGCAGTGATATTGTTTACACTTATGGAACTAAAAATCAAATTGAAATTGTCAAATACGAATTCCCTGTAGGACAATTATTTTATGCAACAACTGATAATAAGTTTTATAAATCAGTACAAGATCCTACAATAACTACACCTAATTATATTATGACTGAGCAAGTGGAATATTCTGTTAAAGCAGGTAGACAAGGATTAGACTATCAATATAGACATAATGCAAACAATACTACTCGTATTGATCCAGCAACAACAAACATTGTTGATCTTTATATAGTTACTCAAGCATATTATACAGCATTTAATAATTATATTAAAGATACAACTAATACAATTAAGAAACCAGATCAACCAACACTTAATGAACTGAATACTGCATATCCATTAGTACAAGATTATAAAATGTTGTCAGATTCAGTTATATTAAATAGTGTTACGTTTAAACCATTGTTCGGTGAAAAAGCAGATGAATCCTTGAGAGCAACTATTAAAGTAGTGAAGTCACAAACAACAAATGCATCTAATAGTGAAATTAGAAGTTCTGTGTTAGCGGCAATGGATAGTTATTTTGATATTAACAATTGGAACTTTGGCGATACTTTCTTCTTTTCAGAATTAAGTGCGTATCTACATGAACAAATAGGAGAACTAGTGAGTTCGGTTATACTTGTTTCAAATGATCCTGAAAAATTATTCGGTGATTTATATGAAATTAAATGTAGACCTTATGAAATATTTGTAAACGCGGCTACTACAAATGATATAGTAATTGTACCCGCACTAACTCCTGCAACAATGCAGTCTTAAGGTTGTAAATAAAATATGGCAAAGATCAGAACATTAGAGTTTTTACCTGAGATATTTAAAACCTCTACCAATGCACAGTTCTTAGGTGCAACACTAGATCAATTAGTCAACGAACCCAAAACACAAACGTTGCAAGGCTATGTTGGTAGTAAGTTTGGTTATGGTGTTAATGCAAACGATAGATATGTTACAGAGCCAAATAAAACAAGAACAGATTATCAACTAGCACCCGGTACTGCATTCTTAAATGAAAATCAGTCTACTGCTAAAGACTTCTTAACATACCCTGAACTTATTGATGCACTTCGACTTAAAGGTGGTGTAACATTAGATAACTCTAGGTTATTTAAAAGTGAATTTTATTCATGGGACTCATTCACTGATTTAGATAAATTAATTAACTTTAATCAGTATTACTGGATACCAGAAGGGCCTCCAGCAGTTACTGTTGCTAGTGCTACAGTATTCTCAGAATCTGATTACATTGTTACTGACACATCAAACGCATATAGTATTAAAGCACTAGGAGCAGGCGCAGGATCATTAAATCCTACTCTTACTTTACTGCGTGGCGGGTCTTATAGATTTGCAGTCAACCAAGAAACTCAGTTTTGGATACAGGGTGTGCCTGGTGTTACAGGACTAGACGGAGCAGAAGATACTAGACAGATCCTTGGAGTTAATAATAACGGTGCTAATACTGGGTATGTAACATTTACTGTTCCAACAAGATCAGCACAAGACGAATTTTTATTTCCAGGAAACAACACAGTTGGTGTTGTAAGTACAAAACTATTTTCAGAAGTTAACGGCTTAACAGTTAGTCAAGTAGGAAACATCGATGGTGTAACTTCATTAGAAGGTCTTACTGTTATGTTCTATCAGACAGAAGAACCAAATGAAATAGGGTTCGTACAATCTTTCTTTGATGAAAATGGAGCAAACTATGATGTCAATTTGACATCGCCTGAAATCGTTGCTCCAGTTACTTTAGCAATCGATGAAACTACATCTTCACAACTTAAATTATCATCTGGCACTACGTCAGACCTAGTTGCAAATCAGACTGTTACATTTACAGCAGTTCCTGCAAGTGATCCGTTATTAGGTGGACTTGATGTTGATACAATTTATTATGTAAAAGATATTATCGATTCAACTTCATTTACAATTTCACTAACATTAAATGGTCCAACATTGTCATTGACTCCTGACACAGGTTCAATGGTTGCAAACGTCAATGAAGGTTTGTGGGAAGAAGGCTTTTACACAAATGTCAATGAAAACTTTTATACAATTACATACGTTGGAGATTCAACAGACCCAACTATTCGTTTGATTCCCGCAGGTGTAATACCAACCGAAGAAAAAATTACTGTTCAATTTGGTACAGATTACATCGGCTTAGACTTTTACAGATCATTAGCAGGTGAAATTACTAAAATACCATATCTTTCAGCATTATTAGATACATTATACTACCAAGACGGTACAAATGCAAATAAAGTGGGTGTTATTAAATTAATCGAAAGTAACTTAACAAACACTTTAGACGTTGATGAAGATATTATAGGTCAGAAAACATTTACATCAACAAACGGCATAACATTTACAAATGGATTAAAAGTACAATTTGATGGAGACGTTGTACCATCTAATTATTTAAGTGGTGAGTATTATGTTCAAGGTGTAGGTGAATCTATTAACTTGATTCCAACTACAGACTTAACAGTACCAGAAGATTTTACAGGAACAAACTATATTCCTTATGACTCGTTACCATATTCAATTGGTAACTTTGATACAGAGTTGTTTATTCCTATCGATCAGGATTATATTACTATCGGTAGAAACTCTATCAATAGAAATGCTTGGTCACGTTCTAACAGATGGTTCCATATTGATGTTATCAACGCATCTGCTGAATATAATGATGACCCGTCGATTGTTACAAATTATGCAACAGGAACAGCAAAAGCAAAAAGACCGATTGTTGAGTTTTATCCAAATTTAAAACTGTTTGATTCAGGTACAATTGCAAAGGCGCCTGTAGACTTTATAGATACAAGAACAACAAACGCATTTGATCAAGTTGCAAATAAACAACAATACTATCCTGACATAGAAACATATACAAGTTACACCGCTACGATTGCAGGAGTAACAGGAACAAGTACAACGATTACTATTCCTACAACAGACATCTATACAAAATTTGAAGTAGGCATGTATGTAACAGATTCAAACTTTGCGTTGCCAACTAATACACTAATTACCGATATTAGTGTAGCAGGAACAAACACAATTATAACAGTTGAGTTTGCATCAGCAACAGTGGTTGGACAATCTAATGTCTCAATCGTAGGTAGTGATACTACTGTAAATAATTATGAACTATTCTCTGGGGCAAGAATTGTATTCACTGCCGACACTAACTCAGAAGTTAAAAATAAAATTTATGTTGTTGGATTCTCAACAATATCATTTGGATCTACACCAGTTATTACATTAACTGAAGCAGAAGATGGTTTATGTTTAGCAGATGATCAAGTTGTAGCACTAAGAGGATATAATTATCAAGGCTCTACATTCTGGTTTGATGGTGCATCTTGGGAAGAAGCACAACAAAAACTCACAGTCAACCAAGCACCCAAATTTGATATCTATGATAAGAATGGAATCTCACTTGGAGACACATCAGTCTATCAAGGTTCATCATTTTTAGGTAACAAACTATTTGCTTACGGCAAAGGCACTGGAACAAATGATGCAATACTTGGATTCCCCTTACGTTACTCAGCAGTAGATAACGTAGGTGATATTAGTTTTGACTGCTCTTTTAATGTTGACTCGTTTTCATATGTGACAGGAACAACTCCAGTTACAGAAAAAGTCAATACAGGTTACGTGTATAATTATTCTACACGTACTGACAAAACACGTGAGTTGGGCTGGCAAACAGCACTTGCCCCCTCAGTTCAATATCAAATATTTGAACTAGAATATACAGCAGGGACCGAAGCCACATTCACGTGTGATGTTGCTGTTATTCCTGAAGCAACAGATTCATGGCCGCGTATACAAGTTTATCTTAATAACGAATATCAATTAGATTCTAAATATACTATCAGTGAAACTGATAATACAACAACGATTACATTAAATACTGCTCCAATAGTAGATACGCCTATACAAATTTTAGTATTAAGTAATCAAACATCTACTTCTGCTTATTATAGTATACCTATCAATTTAAGCAACAACCCTTTTAATACAGATTTAGAAGTTGCAGATATTGGTGACATTAGATCACAATACCAAGATATCTTTATTAATAATCCAGACTCAACAGGTACAATATTTGGGGCAAACAATTTAAGAGACTTGGGTAACTTAGTTCCGTACGGTACAAAGATTATTCAAAACTCTGCATCATTAGTGTTGCCAAGTGTATTCTTGCGTAGATCAGAACATAACTTATTTGATGCACTGCAATTTAACTCTGATCAATATATTCAATACAAGCAACAACTTGTTAAGACTGTTAATGACCTTGATTGGGAACGAAGATTTGACCCTAGTTATATTTTAGATACAGCATTAGAACAAATAGTATCAGCAAAATCAGAAGGAGATTCTTTCTTCTGGTCAGACATGATTCCATCACAAGCACCATATAAGTCAAATACATATACGTTTGCAAACGCATTGCAAGAGTCCATTTACCCTCTAGCACAAACGTATGACTTTACAGAAGCAAATTATAAAGGTGTGCTTGTTTATCTCACACGAACAACTAGTGGCGCTACAAAGACAACTCAGTTGCTCAGAGACGTAGATTATGTTGTATCGACAACTGCACCTTCACTGACAGTAACTAAAGATTTAGAAGCAGGTGACGTTGTTACGATTAAAGAATATAATCAAACATATGGTAACTTTGTACCTAATACTCCTACTAAGTTAGGGTTATATCCTAAATGGAAACCTGAAGTTGTATTAGATCCAAACTATCAAACGCCTACATATATGTTGAGAGGTCATGACGGATCGTATACATCTTTGTATACACTTGACTATACTCCAGAAACAGGACTTACTGATTTTAGAGATCAAGCATTATTAGAATTTGAAACTAGAGTTTATAATAATATTAAACTAAGCACACTTGTTCCTATTGAACGTTATGAAGTGTTACCTGGATTCTTTAGAGATTCAACCTATTCAACAGAAGACTATTTAAAAATTTATAGTTCACAGTTTTTAAACTGGGCTGGACAAAACAGAATTGATTATAAAACACAAACAGGTTATACAAAAACAAATGAGTTTAGTTGGAACTATTATGAATCAGGTAACAAACTAGATAACAAACCGATTGATCAAGGTTATTGGAGAGGAGTCTATGAATATTTTTATGGAACATCTCAACCAAACATAGCACCTTGGGAAATGTTGGGCTTCCCTGAAATGCCTAGTTGGTGGACTGCACGATATGGCTCTGCACCGTTTACAAAAGATAACGGCATTATGTGGGGAGACATTGAAGCAGGTATTATATACAATACAGGCGGAACGACAAGTGTAACTGTCGATGAATTAAAACGACCTGGCTTAAGCAAAATTATTCCTGTTGACGATCACGGTGATCTTTTATCTCCATTTGATGCGTTAGTAGGTAACTATGATTCTAATACATTTCAACGTGATTGGAAAGTAGGAGATGATGCACCAGCAGAATTCTCATACAGAAGAAGTTCATCTTATCCATTTGACTTAATGCGAATATTTGCATTGACTCGTCCAGCAGAGTTTTTTAACTTAAGTGCTGATTTAGACAATTACAAGTATAACACAGAATTCAAACAATATCTAGTAAATGATAGAAGTCATTTAGATATTAATGCTATTCAAATATATGGCAATGGCATAGCAAAAACAAGTTTTATTAATTGGATTGTTGATTTTGAAAAACAACAAGGTGTAGATGCAACTAATGAAATCACTACTTTATTAGACAACTTAGATGTTCGTTTAATTTATAGATTAGCAGGTTTCAGTGATAAGACATTATTAAAATTCTTTGTAGAAAAAGCAACGCCTAACTCTGATAATGCATCACTATTAATACCAGATGAAAGTTATGCTGTTTTATTGCATGACAATCAACCCAATGACCAATTAAAATATTCAAGTGTAATAATTCAAATTGTAAAAGACGGTTGGAAAGTATTTGGTAATTCACAGAGTCAAGCATACTTTACAATTGATACTCCAATTAGTAACGGAAAATCATCAAAGGTAGAAGTAGATGGATATTCAGTTAAGATTGCAAACGATTACACTACATCAGCAACTGATGAAAAGATTGTACCATATGGAACACAGTTTTATTCTTTCCAAGCAGTATCACAATTCTTAGCAAGTTATGGAGCATGGTTAAAACGTAAAGGTATGGTATTCGATCTTATCGAAAACGGTGCAGAAGTTAATTGGACTACGATGATCCAAGAATACTTGTATTGGACACAATACAATTGGGAAAAAGGCTCTTTAATTACAGTCAACCCATCAGCACAAACTTTAAAGATTGAAAAAGAAAGTGATATTGTTCAACCATTAACAGTTCAACAAAGCAACTTCTTATTAAATCAAAATTTATATCCTATAGCACTTAAAGATTTAGCAGTCGAAAGATTAGACACTAAGTTCCAAGCCAAGACTTTAAATGAAGGCGATGTAATGGCGTATGGTCAATTTAATTTAAGCAACATTGAGCATGGTATCGTCTTTGATAACAATACAGTTTTTAATGATGTCATTTATAACTTAACTACAGGCTTAAGACAAAATAGAATTTATCTACGAGGTACTAAAACTGCTGAATGGAACGGAACAGTTAATGCATCTGGATTTATTCTTAACCAAGACAACGTGTATGAATGGAAGACTGGACTCAAATATGCAAAAGGCGAAATTGTAAAATATAAAAACAAGTATTTTACAGCAATTAGAACAGTCGAACCAAATGAGAAGTTTGAAGAATTAAATTGGACAGAGACTGATTATAATGATATACAAAAAGGCTTGTTACCTAACTCTGCTACTCGTTCTTATGAAAGTACGTTGTATTATAATAGTACAAAAGCAAACTTAGAAAATGATGCTGATCAGTTGTCTTTCTCGTTAATTGGATTTAGACCTAGAGATTATTTGTCAAGTGTAAATCTATCTGACATCACTCAAGTTAATGTTTATAAAAACTTAATACAATCTAAAGGTACAACAAACGCAGTATCAGCATTTAAAGGAACTCAATTACCAACAGGTGGAATTGATTATGATGTTTATGAAAACTGGGCTATTCTTTCAGGAGAGTTCGGTGGAACACTAAACAACAACTTTGTTGACTTTAAATTAGATGAAGCAAAACTAACAGGTGATCCAGGTATCGTATCTTTAACAGAAGGCACACCTACTATTGGAGCACAACAAGAAGTATCAGTACACAACTTGTTTAATTATGCAAGACCTATTGACAGTCCTGACATTCTATCGACACTACAATATGAAGACCCATTAAGTCTTTATCCTACAGCAGGATATGTAAATTACGATGATGTTAAGATGGCTAGTTATTATTATAAAGACTTAACAAGTAGAGCAATAAGTTCTACAGGTCAACAAGTTCCAGTTCAAAACTTCTATGTAAGAGATTACATGTGGTTAGCAAACTTTAAAGAACAATGGCAAGTATATTCTATTAAGCCAGTTGGTCGTGTAATAAGAGTTACACCAAACAATAACAATTCAACTACAATCACATTTGATGGAAGACACGGACTATCAAAACTTGATCCAGTATCATTTATTAACGTTGCTGGTAATGTCGATGGCTATTATCTCGTAACAAATGTTAATAATCTTACATCTATAACAATTAATCTATCACTAGAAGAAGCATCAGTTGATTTTGATTCGGCAAACGGTTTAGGCTTAACATTTGTTCAACAACGTGTACAAGAACCAGGTGACATTGCAGACTTAGATTTAAATGAATCAGAGTTCTCAAAAAATACTGTTTGGGTAGATAAAGCATCAGACGGTAACTGGGGTGTATATCGTAAGTCTATTAATTATAGTCTAACAAATAACTTGGGTAGAGCAGACGGACAACAGTTCGGTAGTGCTGTAGCATATACTCCAAGAATGGGGTACTTAATAGGTGACTCAGCCGCAGGTAAAGTTTATCGTTATGGTTTAAACCCTCAGACAAATGCATTTGATGAAGACACTGGAAGTCTTTTAACTGGTGCGGCGTCATTCGGTACAGCAATTGCTTACTCTAAGAATCTATTTGTAATCAGTGAACCCGAAACATCACTGGTGCCCTTGCCCTTTTCAACACTTAGAATTTACACACTAAATGATTCTGTATTATCAGATGACATTACATTATTACAAACATTTACTTCATCGTTTGGTTCAGGTACAAGTCTTGCAATTAGTGATGATCAAAATTATATCTTTGCAGGTAACCCTAGTAATAATTCAGTACAAGTTTATAATAGACAACGTATACCTTTAACTGCAGGATATTTCAATATAGGTGAAACATATGAAATTACTAGTGTAGGTACAACAGACTTTACAGCATTAGGTGCAATAGAAAACAAAGTAGGAATAATTTTTGTATCAACTGGCATAGGCACTGGTACTGTTGACACCTCAGCAGATTGTATATCGATTGGCGCGCCGAACACAGCATCTCCAACTTCAAAAGTTAATTGGGGAGAAAATTATGTGTACTCACGTTTAGTACAAAATATAGAATCACAATATACTGCAATACCTAATCAACCGCAACAGTATCCATTAGCATGGTCTACACTGTTTACCAGCAGAACTGCAAGTGCGGTAGCATCTAGTGTTATTACTGCTAATGCAACAATGACAGGGTTTAATAATGACGATCCTGTAGTCTTTAGTGAAGGTGGAAATTATGGTAATACAGGAATTACACCTAATCAAGTTTATTACTTGTCTGATATATCAGGTAGCACGTTTAAATTAAAAGAAAGTAGATCAAGTGCATCGACATTGACATTTACAGATGATACTGTTAACTTTAACATTTTTGTGCAAACAGAACCGTTGTTAGTTTCTGTTAACGGAACAATAGTTGATGATAACAATTATGCAGTTGGTGGAGGCACATCAGACTTTAGATACTTCGGAGACATTAGAGCAGGAGATATCATTACAATTAGTTCTCGTAATATTCAATGGGTACAAACAATGGTACCAGATGAAGATGTAAGAGTAGGTGTCTTTATGGGTTATGCATCTGATATGGCATCATACGGCAGTGAGATATTAATGGGTGCTCCTGGAGAAATCAGAATTGACGGAGCAAAACAAACCGACGGGACAGTTTATAGATACACGAACGGTGGAGGAAAGTACGGCACAGTAATCGGTACTTCTAATACACTATTGACTACTGATAGAAAATTATTAATTAATGGTTATCTAGTTGAACTACCAAGTGGAGCAAATGCATCTTCAGTTGCAAGTCTCATAAATCAGTATGGTATTACAAATGTAACTGCTAGTGCATCAGACGGCAAACTTATCATTTCTACTATAGATCAAAGTTTAGCCCTTGTCAATGAAAAATTAAAATTACAAGCACCAAATATTGCGACATTTGCAGAACTTGGTATCTCAGTCTATTCTATGACACAGACAATTCATGCACCACATAATGTAAGCAGAACATTATTTGGTAATACAATTAAGTTTAATGAAAGTGATTCTGTTGTAATTTCTGCTCCAGTATCAACTAGATTCTTAGCAACGACATTTGATTTTATTGATGATGAAAATTTAGATAACGATACGATTTTTGATAACAACGCAACACGTTTTGTTGACACTTGGGATAATGCAGGCGCAATTTACATGTATGATTATCTTGCAAACTATAATGGATCTATTGCTGATCCAGGCAAGTTTTCATATGCACAAAACTTAAACAGCCAAGATCAAACTTATGGTTTTGAACCGCAGTATGGAACAGCATTAGACTTCACTGACAATCAAGTTGTTGTAGGTACTCCTAACTTAAGTATTGGAGACTTAGAAGGACAAGTTACATTATTCCAAAACTCAGGTACTGCTAAAGACTGGGTACTTTATCGACAATCATCAACTATAGTAGATATTGATAAAATACAAAACGCACAAATTTATAGTGCTGAGACCAACAACACATTAGTCAATTTAGATTATTTGGATCCAATGCAAGAAAAACTATTAGGAGCAGTCAGAGAAAATATTGATTACGTTAATAGTGCAGATCCTGCAGTTTATAATTCTGAAATAGGTGGTATTAATTCAGGACTAACTTGGGGTACTAATCAGATAGGTCATATTTGGTTTGATACTTCAACAACTAGATGGATAAACTATCATCAAAATGATGTAACATATAATGCTAGATTCTGGGGCAGAGTGTTCCCGGGCTCTACTCCAACATGTTGGACATGGGTTAAATCAACTAGACCGCCTACTGAATATACAGGCCCAGGAGTTGTAAGAGCAAATACCCAATACAGTGTTGAAGCAGATTTAAATGCATCAAACACAATTACACCTTGTTATTATTTCTGGGTACGTGGTACTAATATCATACAGAGTGATAAAACATTAAGTGACGTTACATTAGAACAATATATTGTAAATCCAACTAGATCGGGTATACCGTATTTTACACCTTTATTACAAAATACATTTGCTTTATATAATGCACAAGAATATATTAATACAACTGATAGTGTATTCCACATAGGTTACGGAACAGGCAACAATGATGACCCTGCTCACCAAGAATTTAATTTAATTAAAGATGGTGAACCAGATGACTTCTTACCTGGTCTACCTAAGTTCGGACCACAAACTTCAACTAACAGACCAGAAGGACTTTATGATCGTTTGTTAGATTCGATGTCAGGTGTTGATGAAGTAGGAGAAGTTGTACCTAATCCGTATCTTCCAAAAGCAGTTCAGTCTGGCGTATTAGCACGACCAAGACAAAGTTTCTTCTTTAGTAGATTCTTAGGATTAGAAAACTACTTAGAATATGCAAACAAAGTTCTTGCTGAATACCCAATTGCAGAAACAAGACAAGATGCAACATACTTATTTGCTAGTGGTACATATTACAATACAGCAGATTACTGGCAGTATGTCAACTGGTGGTTACCAACAACTAATCCTGTAGGACAATACAACAACAATACTAAGTCAACTGTTAGTGTTGCAATTTACGCAGACCTTGCAAAACTTAATGTAGATATAAACACTATTGCTACAGTAGAAGCAAACGGCGACGGTAAATGGGAAATGTATCGTTACGATGGCAACAGCATTTGGACACGTATTGGTTTAGAAAATGGTACGATACAATTTAACACATATCTTTGGGACTATGCCGCAGGCAAAACAGGATTCGGAGATAACTTCTTTGACACAGCAAACTTTGATGAATATCCAAGTGAAGAAACACGTTGGATTATTCGTGCATTAAACGAACAAATTTATATTGACGAACTAGTTGAATTTAGAAACAAGTCGTTGATTATTTTATTTGAATACATTCAAAGTGAGACAGATGAATCGCAAAACTATTTGCCTTGGTTAAATAAAACATCGTTAGTAGATGTATCTCATGTCATTAGAGAATTAAAACCAATTCAGAATTATCAACAAGATAACCAAGAGTTCTTGTCAGGATATATTAATGAAGCAAAACCTTATCACGTAGTTATTAAAGACTTCTTGTTTAAATATACAGGTATCGATACGTTTGAAGGAAATATCACAGACTTTGATTTACCTGCTGAATGGAACGAACAAGAGCAATCTTATATTTCACCTCAGTTAGTATATGATAATGTAGATTCACCTTCTGAATTTTTACCATTCTTTGAATGGCAGACTCCTGCATATATTAATTGGTACAATAACTATGGATTATCATTAGTTGGACAGACTGATTATGAGATTACAGAATTAAATGAATACATGACGATTGGTTCAGTAGTTGTAATGGTAGACAATGCACAAGGATTCCCAATCAACGGCACAATACAAATTGACAAAGAAATTATTAGTTACTCTTTTGTTGATCGTGCTTTAAATATTATAGGTGGATTACAAAGAGGTCTAAACGGAACAGAACCTACTACGCATTTACCAGGTGCAAAGATTTTCATGGACTTACCAGCAGTGGTAATATTAGACGGTGGTAAAAATTATGTTGAGCCGCCCAAGATAACAGCATACATTGATTTAGACAAATACCCAGCGCCAAGAGTTGATGCACAACTTGAAGCAGTAATGAGTGTTGACAGTGTAATCGGTGTGAACGTAATAAATCCCGGAGAAGGGTATGCTGTGTTACCAGAAATTAGAATTGCACCAGCAGAACAATTATTCTTTACTAATGACGATATTAACTCTACATTACATACGATTAAATTGTTTGCACCAAGTCTACAAACTGGTAATTTGATACAATATAAAGACGATAGTACAACGAATGCAACTGTAACTAGATTAGTTGATGGTCAGTGGTACTATGTAAATGTACTAGAAACAACACCGACAACAGTTGTCGCATTATATACAAGTTATGATGATGCTGTCAATCAAGTCAATAGAGTCGAACTAAGTGCAGGCGCAACTGACGGAGACTTTGCACTTAACGTTGGTGCTAAAGCATCTGCAATTACAAGTTCAGAACCTACAAGAGAAAATAATATTGCTGTTCGATTTGATAGAACTTCTTACACAAGTCAAATCTTAGATTGGGAAGCAAATGTTTTTTATGGTTCGTTCTTTGCAGGTAGTTACTTTAATAGTGAAAATGTTTCAAGTTCATCTATATCATTACAAGCAACACAACCACCAATAACAGACATTTCAGCATCAGCACAAGGCGCAATATTTGAAATAACTAATGTAACAAATGATCATCAGATTTATTATACTGAATTTAAACGTACTGTAGAATTAACAGAAGCGGCAGGCAACTTTATTAGACTAGACCCATATGACGAAAACAATGGTGAACTTAATTCATCAGGCTCAACAGTTGGTTTCTATGTAGGTATGCCAATTAAATTTACTGGTGCAGTAATAGGTGGCATTGTCAATGAGCAAGTTTACTATATACATTCTATTATTAATATAACAGACTTTACAATCAGTGAAACACCCGGTGGAGCAATTAAGACTTTACCAGATGCAACAGCAACAAGTGCTGGTATGTTTGCATATGCTGGAGAAGTAACTGATACTGCTGTAGTAACTCTTAACTATCCTGGCTTGTTAACAGCAACTGCAACAGAAGCAGTGTCAAATAAAATTACAATTCCACAAAGTGTTATAGGCACAGGTGGTACAGACGGATTCTATATAGGTATCCCATTATTCTTCACAGGCACAATGATTGGTGGCATAGAAGAAAATGACGTTTACTATGTAACAACTGTAGTAGACGAACAAACTATTACAATAAGCGCCACAGAGACGCCTCTGACGACCACAGTGAGTGCTACAACGACTTCAACAAATGTTGTGACTGTTGCAGACACTACAGGATTCTCAGTCAACGATCCAATTATATTCAATATGATGCTTAACGCAAGTGGTAATAAAATTACAGACTTTGGTGGAATTGCATCAGGTACTGTATACTATGTAAATGAAATTGTGTCAGCAACTGAATTAAAAATCGGAGTTAGTGTAAACGTATCGCCACTAGCATTGTCTACAGTAACAACAGGCTCAGCATTGTTAACTAATCAGAAAGATACATTAGACTTAACTACAGCAACTGGTTCTATGTTAATGAACGTGTCACTTCCTGTATCACCAGGTCAGGTTGACGGACAGAAGTTTACGATGTATAATACATCTGCATACTATACAGATATTACGTCCGGTGTATTAACAGATACACTTGACAGATCATGTTATGCAACTATTGCAGGAGATAATGCACAGGGAACTGATAATAGAATTGCATTAAGTGACCAAGACAAAGGAACATTTAATTTCTATACTGATATGCCAATACAGTTTAACTCTGTGCCAGGTGGATCAGGACTTTCTACTGGTGTAACGTATTATCTTTTTGACTTCTCTACTGACGGAGACGAAAGTACATACATTACTGTAGATTGTACATCAACATCATCTAGCACAAATAGAATCAC